TCAATTTCTTGTTCTGTAAGCTCTGCCATGGTTTTTTATACTAATTATACTAATTAGGGTTTGGTTTACCTATTACAGGTAATGTAAAGTCAACAAAATCTAAACCTAAACTATTTATTGATGCTTTGCTATCAACGGTTCCAATAACAGGCAATGTAAAATCAAGATAATCTAAACCTATTATTTGTGCAAAAGTTGGCAAACCAACCGCAGCAGCAGCACCACCCTTCCAATCACTAGATACTTTTACTTGAAATTCACTACCAGTTTTCCAAGTTCCATTGACATTTACATAATATGCGTCTGCTTGTTTCCAAGTTCCGTTGACATTTATATAAACTTCGTTTGCCATTATGCTTGCGTTATTTCTACGTCATCAAAATAATGACTTCCTCCACTGCCACCATGTGCACCTAATTGTATTTCAACAATTCCAGCAGCAGATGGTGTAAATGTAGCAGTAATTTTTGTCCAAGTACTGTTTGAGTTACTTGTTGAATCAGCATCAGCATTAGCGGTCATACCTAAGTCAGAATTTTGTTTTACACGAATAAAACCAACAGGATTATTAGGATTTGATGCGTATGACCAAACACTAACGCTGACCTGTGATCCACTATTAACAATTACTTTTCCAATATCAAGTATTAAAGCATTAGATAACCCTGTAGATGACGGCCTAAATCTCCAAGCTAATCCGCTTGCTGTATGTCTTGTTGTTGTTTCTGGATAAATTTCCCCTTTGGCAAAGAAATTTTTAGTGTCACCAGAGGTATTGTCGTAATCTTTACATAACAATCTTGCATTGTGACTACTTTGAACGTTAAGTGGAGTACCTTTTAAACCAGAACGCACACTATCATCTAATGCAACTCCTATAGTTTTTATTGTTGAATTGTCTTGTGGGTACACTCTATTCATTACGCTTCCACCTTTAATTAATATCGTGGCTTCTTTTTCTGTTCTTACGCAATAACTACCAGACTCGTTAAAATTTCTACCTCTTGAGTATTCATAAGTTGATGGAATTGTGTGATAATAATTATCAATTTGAAAACCAGCCCCAGCCGAATAAACTTGTACTCCTCCACCTGTATAAGAATATAAATTTTTTACTCTAATATTGGAACTTCTGTTGCTACTATCATAAATCCTAAAGGTATAGCCACTTCTTGACCATCCGCATTTTACAGTTTCAAAAATATAATCATTAACGTCAGTGTCTATAAAAAAACCATCATTACATGAAGATTCAGTATTAACGTAATTCCAATGAATATTATAACTTGATCTTATATATATAGGTCTTGCATTTACTTGACCTGAGCAACACCAATGTATATTCCAATCTGAATATGTAGTATTTATACTATCATTTCGTGCCTGTACATACGCTCCATAACCATATGTGCCAAATGAGTAAATAATGTTGTATTTTTGCGAATTAGTACCATAAAATCTTGGATAAGCGTTACTATTACAAAAACCAACATTATCGTAACCACAATTGTCGCCACGCAATTCGTGATCGTTAAACGCATTATAAAATAAATTTTTGACCATAATATATGATCTATCCCGTGTTTCTAAACCTTCGCCCATACCACTTCCTCTAATAAAGGTTGCCCCTACAATCGAGGTCATATCACTATCATTCCACCCACCAGAAATTACAATATTATTACCATCTGACCCATTACCTGACCATTGATCGTTAGAACTACTACCTACCATATTTCCTTCTTTTATAAATTTTGGAAAAACTTGCTCTCTTTTATAAATGGTTGTGCTGTTAAAAGTCTGTGACCACCAAGCCATACAATGATTTCCATAATATCCAAAACCATCACTACCTCTTGATTGAGGCCAAGTTGCTAAAACAGCTAAACAATAACTACTACGATCAATAATATAGCCAAGTGGATACCAAATTTTATCAGCAGTGGTATTAAGTCCAAGCATACTATTGAGGCTTAAACTATCAGCAGATGATGACGCTTTAGAAGCAATAATATTATTTAATCTAAAAGTAACACTACTAGGTAATGTATTGTCTACATATATTGCTATTGATTGAATACTTGAGTTTAAATTAGACCCAAAATCTTTATGAATAACAATAAATTTATTTGAAGAAGCTTTACCATTATTTATTGGAATGGTATGAACAGAAGTATCACCTTGTGTATCTGTACATAACCTTAAACTGATAAGCTGATCCCCACCCCCATCTGAACTTAAATTTGTATTTCCACTAGCTATTTGAAAGAAAAACGATATTTGCTGATAACCACTAAGATCAGTTGCACTATCTAACGCAAAATAAGCTGCTTTTCCTGTTGAAGTTGATGTAGATAAAGCGATTTCGTCTGACCCTGTTGGAACTTGCCACCTACCATATTGATTCCAATTACTTCTACTACTGGGATAACCGATAGCTGTTGTGACATTACTTGATGCAGTCCAAGCAGATCTAGCATTATCAGTTGACGCTAAAATTTTAACAGGACATGATGAAAGTTGAATTGTATTTGCTGTTCCATTAATGACTGCAATTGTATGATTACTAACTGTTGCTGTGCTTGATGCTGTAAAACCATCAAAATAACCTCTATCAGGCGAGACAGTACGATCTACAGTTAAACGCCAAGGACCGTTTAAATTTTGACCAGCAGGGGCATTATGATAAGCAATAACAATAATATCGCCAGTGTTCCAACCGGGAGGAATGCCATCCCAATAAGTTTGACCTGCGGTAGTACTGTAGACAATATTATTTGAACTAGTGTCCTGCATACTATAATCACCTGCACCATGTGTCCTTATAACTTTTCCAGAGTTAGTTAAAACAGTTGGGTTTGATGTTTGCTTTACCCTTATTTCATCTCCAGCACTACAACTTAAACCCTCAAATCTTTTTGCACGATTAGCGTAAGAAGAGCCATCACCTGTTCCTGCTTCTCCTTCAAAGTCAACGTAATGAATAGCCATAATTTAAGCGGTATATTTAATCCAAATGTCACCATCTGAACCTCCAGAGGGTGAACTTGTTGATGCTGTAATTTTCCTCATACCGTTAGCAGAAGAAGCAACACTGTTTGCTGTAATAGTACCAGTTCCACTAATATTATTCGATTGCATATCAAGGTTTCCTCCTAGTTGAGGTGTCGTATCTTCAACTAAATTACTTATTCCGCCTCCACCTCCACCTCCAGTTTGATCTGCCACCCAAGCATAGTCAGATCCGTTCCAGCTTAATATTTGACCACTAGATGCACTACTTGTATTTAAATGCGAATCTACACTAGAGTTTGTATATGCTGTTGTCTGTGCAACCCAACTGGTACCGCCCGATCCATTTGATTGTAAAACCTGTCCATTCGACCCGTATCCTGACGGAAGAGTAAAACTAAGATTACCAGAAAAATCAGCATGGGCTGGTGCTTTTATTCCAGCATAATGAGCATTATTAGATTCACAATATAAACGCATTTCAGACTGTGCTCCCTGATTTTTAATACCCAAGATTCCACTGGATATAAAATTCGAGTTCATATCCAAGTCTCCCCCAAGTTGAGGACTTGTATCAGAAACTAAATCTGTAATACCAACATTGGCATTAGCAGCAATACCATTTAGCTTGGTATGATCGGCATCAGTAAACACGTTGCTATCACTAGCATTTTCAACAAGTGTTCTTATCTCAGAAGCAGTTTGGTCAGCAGTTGCATTTGCCTCTATTCCTGCTAACTTAGTCTGTTCAGCGTCTGTATAAGCATTTGTATCAGATTCTCCTTCATATAAACTTTTAATTTCAGCACCAGTTTGGTCGGCAGTAGCATTACTTTCAATCCCATCAAGTTTATTATGATCTGCTGTTGTAAAGTTTTCATCTGTTTGTGATGCTACAGCAAAATCTATAGTGCCATCTGCATCTTGATACGTTACTGTAATACCTGTTTCAGTATTACTTGTAAGCATAGCTCCTACAATATCCTGTATTTCTTCGGCTGTTTGGTCAGCAGTAGCATTAGCTTCTATACCTGATAATTTAGTTTTCTCCGCATCAGTAAAAGCATTAGTGTCTGAATTATTTTCATAGGCAGTTTTTATCTCTGCGTCTGTTTGATCTGCGGTGGCTAATGCTTCAATTCCATTTAATTTGGTATGATCTGCGTCTGTAAATACATTACTGTCACTAGCTGCTTCAACTGCTGCTCTGATTTCTGCATCAGTTTGATCTGCGGTAGCTCCACTTTCAATAGCATCTAATTTTGTTTTATCTGCTGCACTCATAGAACCAGCAGCACTTGTTGTGGCAGCCGAAATGCCTATTGCTGGTGTCGTACCACCGCTTGAGGTAATTGGTGCAGTACCACTAACACCTGTTACTGTTCCTGTATTAGTTGTAAATCCTGCTCCATTAGTTAATTGATTATTGTTAGTAGGAATTGTAGGTTTATTTTTTATAAAGGCATCACTTGTATTATCAGTTTCATTAAAATCAGCTTGTACATTTACTTCGGCTCCTGTAGCTATACCATCTAATTTTGCTCCATCAGCAGAGACATCTCTTCCATCAACAGTTTGCGATCCAGACATAACAATGTTGCCTGTCATCGTACCACCTGCTAAAGGTAGTTTTGTTCCTATTGAATTAGTAACAGTGGTTGAGAAGTTTGCATCATCTCCAAGTGCAGCAGCAAGTTCATTTAAAGTATTTAATGCAGAAGGAGCAGAATCAACAACACCAGCAACTTCAGCATCAACATAAGCTTTTACTGATTGTTGTGTAGGTACTTTAGTTGCACTATCTGATGACATATTATCTTCATCAACAACAAAACTCATTGCAGCAGTTGTACTATCGCTGTTCATTACCGCACCAGCGGCATCTACATTGGTTGCATCAGTGACATCTGCACTAGCCTCTATTGCTGCAAGTTTTGATTTCTCAGTGTCCGTAAAAGCGTTAGTATCAGAGTTATTTTCATAAGCTGTTTTAATTTCTGCATCTGTCTGGTCTGCCGTAGCATTATTTTCTACACCATTTAATTTTGTGTGGTCTGCGTCAGTGAATACATTACTATCTGAAGCTGATTCAACTAAAGTTCTTATTTCTGCTGCTGTCTGATCTCCAGTCGCACCATCCTCCACATTTATCATGGTGCGTAAATTAGCAGGTGTTATTTCTTCAATTACACCTGCACCACTTGAATCTCTACCTAATACCCTATCTGTAGCTGATACGTTCTGTATCTTGGCATAAGTTACTGCATCATCAGCAATAGTTAAAGCAGTAGAACCTGTAACATCACCTGTATGAGTAGCATTACTAACTTTTGCAGTATTAGCAGCTATTTCTGTATTTATAGAATTAGCAAGTTTATCTGCCGTAACTGCATCATCAGCTATTTTTGAAGTGGTTATAACATCATCATTGACAGCAAAAGTAGTTCCACTATTACTTACTGTAATAGCACCTTTATCACCATCAGAAACAGATGGCCCTTGCGGTCCAGTAGCTCCCTGTGGCCCAGCTACAGTTACGGTAACAACAGAAGTCTCTCCATTGACTGTGACCGTATTCTTTTGAGTTGTAACATTTACAGAAGTCATACTGTTGTGTAACCCTCGCTTACCGTTATTATACCCTCTAAATAATATTCTTTTAGACCTGATCCGTTAACTAATAATACGTCATATGACAAGGTATTAGGAGCAAAAGTAGCTGTCTGATCATCGGTCAAAGATATTTCTACTGTTCCTGTAGATCTATTTGTATAAACAACATTAAAATCGGCATATTTTGTAGTTCTTGTTTCTTCCCAAACTTGTGCTGCGACTGTAAATCCAGTTAAATTTATTGCATTATCATTTGAGTCTTTAAAAACAAGAGTAATGCTATGATCTGATCGTCTTTGAACTACAAAATTGTAAGTTCCAGGTTGAATTGCCATTAGCTGTAGGGCGATGTACCAAGTATATCAGTTCTCCATTGTGCTTTCAAAGCATCTGTATCAGCAGCGTTAGTGATACTTGAGTCCGCAGGTGCATCTCTTAATGCTTGTTTTTTTGCTGCTACTTCTGCTTGTTTGGTACTATCACTTGTTTCTATTGCACGTTGAAATTCTATATCAAGTTCTTGAAATTTAATTTTTCTTGCACCACGAATATATGTTTTATGAATTTCTTTTGCTTTCGCCATATCTATACCAAATCCCATAGTTTACTCCGTATAAGTCCAAGCATCTCTAAAACTCCTGTCTGTAGGAATCTCAGATACATCAACAGTATAAACGGTCTTACCACTAGGGCAATCTTTTTCTTTTATTTGTTCTAAAGTTAATCCAGATTCATCTACTGGAATAACAATAGAGATGCCACCCTCATCATTTTGATAAATTAATCTTTTATCAGTAACAGCCATAATTTTTTTTCTTTATTATATCTTATTTTTACGCTGCGAGCATAATACCAACTGTGGTTTGATCTGTTTTATGTGAGCTATCTTCTTCTGGATGAAATTGGAATCGCACAAAGTTCCTATTAAAACTATGAAGATATGGATTAGTATGTGCAAAATCACCTTGAACAGGATAAACATTGCCAGTACTACAAGCCGTAGCACATGGCCCATCTGTCACATTTCCATTTATATTTCTCATTGTGTTAGTGAAATTAACAGAGTAATCTCCAACGCCATTATCTACAACTGAAGAAACATTAAAAAAACCTAATACACCAGTTCTATCTGCGGCTGCTGTTACAGCACCTCCATTAAAACTAACCCATGCTTTAAGAAGTTGTCCAATATGAGTACCAGAATTATCAGTAAATATAGGAGCTTTACCTGATGCTGCTCCAAAATAAGCACCTGAGCATAAATAGTTAACAGCATTTACACTTCCACCGCTAACTATATTAGCCATATTAGTCATGGTTGTAGCACCATCTCCTACAATATTTCCATTGGCTACTATGTCTCCAGAACACGTTAAACCTCCAAGTGTCCCTACCGAGGTAAGACTAGATGCTGTTACATTACTAGCAAGTGTATTTCCTGTGAGAGCACTAGCAGCCCCAGAAAATGTAGTTATAGTTTGAAAAGATAAATTACCACTTGCATCTGTTTTTAAAAAACCTCCGTTTACAAGAGTTCCAGGCAAAGTGTAATTGATATTTCCAGTTACATCATTTGGGGCTGCAAATGTAAGATAATTACTATTATTTCCATCTAAAAAAATCAAAGCTCTTGAGTTACCACTACCATTGCCAACAATGTGTGCTCCATTACCATCTATTTTAAAAGCTTGAAGACCACCAACAGAAAACCCTATATCATTAACTCCTGCTCTATACATCCCTGTATCATTATCTCCATCAAAAGAAAAAGCAGGAGTAGATGCACCAACAGCATCATCTCCTCGAATTGGCCCAGTCATCGCCCCACCTGCTTTAGGTAATAAATTTAAATTGTCTGCATCTAAATCTCCTACTACAAAAAATTGTGCCCTTTCACTAGCAGGTGTATGATTTTGATTAGCTTGATCTCCACCATCTTTTTTTCTAATATATAATTTGTTAGTGTCACTATCTGCTACAAACTCACAAGGCAATATTGTACCTGCTGCATCTCTTGAACCAAAGTTATTTGCAGAATTTGCTTTTAAAGCGTTTTGTATATCTAATCGTACTTGCTGTCCAGAAGCGTTCTCTATATTTTTATTTGGGACTTGTTCAGTCATTTTAAAAAATCTTTTCCTTTATATTACACTCCTTTACCATAACCGACAGCTTGAAATGAAAATCTTTTATTGATTGGAGTATTATTAGCATCTAAAATTTTAATATTAAATCCTGTACCTGTTACTATTTGACCTGCTGCATTTAAAAAATCTCCATTAGAGTCTGTTTTGATGACAAAATACTCTCCAGCAGCAGCCCCCATAATTGTAATTCCTAAGGCAGGGGGAAATTCTCTTAATCCTCCCATACCTACTGTTCCAACAAAAAATGGATTAGCAAAATTAACGTCTTTCCCAGATGCACTAGTTCCAGATTCTTGAGGAACACTCGTTGGGGTAGTGCTATTTGATGGTATATAGTTTCTTTCGGTTCTAGCTTCAAAATCTGCAAAAATTCCAAGCTGTTGAATAGCAATATTATGTCCTACGTCTTCAACCTTCATTTCAACTTTAAATTTAAAGCCTCTACCTCTATATGTACCATTAGCAAAAGTGTTAAAAGGTGTAAAAACAGCACTACTAGATGATGGATCATCATTAGTTGTGCTAACGCTTATTGACGCACTTGCATCATTTATCTCTGGCCCATCAAAATTACCATTAGGAGCATAATCATCCCAAAAACTTCCGAGAGGTATAAGTTGGTCTATTGTATTAACAAAAGCGTAAGTACATAAAGTTCCAGACGCAATAGGAGTATAAATAGGTCCGGGTGCAAGATATTGAAAAGTATTTGTAGTTGCAACTACAATTCTATATACCCCATTTAAAGCATGAGTTGTCTGAGTACCAGCCGTTATAGAACTAAAATTAATATAATCTCCAACACTTCTTCCATGACTATTACTTGTTATTTCTATAACAGTTTGGACAAAAATATAAGTACAAGCAGACGATGAAATAGCACTACCACTAGCTAAAAATTGAAAAGTATTAGTGGTTGTAGCTACGATCTCAAAAGTGCCATTTGTTGCACCTCCAGCAGAGGCAGTAAATTGCACAAAATCTCCAACACTTCTTCCATGATTATTACTTGTTATTTCTATAACTGTCTGACTTGTACCTCCAACAGTAGCTGTTGTCCTTACGTAAAAAGCATTAACTGTACTTCCAAAAGTTGCAGATTTTCTTTCATAAGTAGCTTGTATAGTTTCACCACCTAATGCAAAAGAAATAGTTTGTATATATCGTTTTAAATTTAATGCAAAGATAGAACCACAGTCTAAAAGCGATTGAAAAATATACGATCCTCTTAATCCTCTATCAATAGATACAGTCCCAGCAGTTGCAGGGTTAATAATATTATCCGCTTCAACTGTTAAGTATGTTGAATTTGGAACTCCCATGGTCTTAACAGTGTATATACCACTTTTTGATCTTCCAGACGTAAAATTTATTTGTAAAGTCTCACCAACAGATATATTGTAAACTGGAAGGCTATTAATTGATATACTTATTTCTCTTCCAGTTTGATTGTAAGTTCCTGTAATCTTAAGTGCTGGATTGGCTAATTTTAAAACACCATCTGCATAGGTCACATTATTTCTAGTACCATTAAAAGGAGGTGAATCTGTATCTTCTCTATCAGTAAAAACTCGTTGCGAATCAATCAAATCAGGTAAATCCATAATTATGGAAGTTTCACCTAAAGAAAAATTACCTTGGTCATCACGAAACTTTAAAATATATTCTCCATCTAAACTAGGGACAACTGCATCAGTTGTATTTCCAGCTAATGCCTCAATCAAATCAATAGAGTTTTGAAATGTTCCAGTGCCGTCTTGTTTATTGGAATGTCTGACATAAACTTTTCCACCATGTATAACGTCAGGATCAATAGATTCATCCCATCTTAGTCTTATTAATTTATTTGTTATTGGCTCCATTGTTAAATTTTTAACGTCAGCAGGTGGAGCAGTTTTTCCAAGAGCTTTAAAACTTAAATTCGCAGAAGTAGTAGATAAAGTTAATGCAGCATTAAAAGAAAAAACTCTAAATTCATATAATCCAACATCTGTATCTAAAATTTCAAAATCAGTCCTAAAAACAACCTCATTTACCCAGTTCCCACTATTAAATCTATATTGAACTAAATATTGACTTACTCCTGACACTCCTGTCCATACTAAAAGTAATTTACTCACAGCTAAATTATTAATTGTCACTATCATTTCTTTCGACTCACCATTCTGATTAGTAACTCTAAGATTACTTGGAGGAGGTGCTGGACGATTTAAAAGAGATATAAATCTTGGAGGTAATGGATCACCTTGATCTATAAAAGGATATTTACCATCTCGATAAGATAAACCTGTTATTACATAAACTAACTCGTCTTTTTCCTCAACAGATAAAACTCTAAATTTTTGTGGTTCTAATCCATCTGTACCAGTACTAGATAACATCCATATAGAATTAGCTTGTGGTATAGCATTTACAAAAGAACCACTACTGTTTTTTATCTGAAAATGTTGCCCTGATACTAAATTAATTTGGTTGTTTACAGTATCAACACTACAATCTTTCTCACTTACTGTTCCGTCTGACATTATTACGCTACATTTTTTATTAATTCCAGCGAAATTATCTAAATCTAAATCATTATCTACTGTTACTTGATTTGTGGTTGCAGTTTTTATCCTACCTGACCTCCTTTTTCCTCCTCTAAGTGGATCAGCAACTGAAATAACACTACCTGGTCTTACAAGCACTCCAGCTTCTATGCTTGTCTCAAAAGTAACAATTTCAGATTCTTGTTGCTCACTATAAAGTACTGCTCTTCCAAGTCTTATTGCTTGGCCTCTTGATGTTGTGCCAAAAGCTTTAATTTGTTTTTGAACTAATCCTAACCTGTCTATAGTGGCTTGTTCTGCATCTACAACCTCAGTATCTATTTCTTTAGAGTCTAAATTAAAATAACTTACAAGAAATTGGGTATGTCTTTGTTTTAAACTTGATCCTGTATATGAAAAACCAGCTTCTGATACGTTTGCCAAACTAAATAAATAACTTGAAGTTGTTGGCCTGTCTTGTGTAATTGTAATACTACCTGTTTGCCATATTGGAAATGCTCTCATACAACCAGCTACTTCATTTATTAAATTAAAAGCCTCTTTACTACTTTGAATATTTACATTACAACTAAATCTTGGTTCTTTTACAGTTCCAGCTTGTGTTGATAAATCACTTACTAATTCATTTGAATATTTACTTGCAGTAACTAAACTAAATAAATCTACATTTGCATATAAATCAGTATCACTAGGGTTCGATGGATCAAAATTAGGCGCGATCTGTGTACCAAGGCCATATCTTTGGTTTGTGAGAAGATCTAAAAGTATCATTGCAGGGCAAGTTGTCCATTTTGCAGCTTGCATTGTTCCGTTAAAAATATATCCAGCAGGGTAATGTATAAAACCAAAACTACTTACAGGGCCAAGACCATAAGTGTCAGCATCAGCTTGATTATTTATAACAACTGGAGTGCCAGAGTTATTTGCACCAGCACCAGGTATTCTTACTTTTATTCCACGAATCTTAAAAACTCTTTTTGGAATATTACTGAATTGTTCTGAATCTAATCTTAATAATGTATAAGCACAATCTGGATAGGTATTACTATCAGCAACTATTTCTTCAAGATGCGTGAATACAAACTCATCCTTTTGAGTTTCACTGCTTTCTGCATCATCTGTAACCCTATGAACTGAAACATCTAAAGTATGACCACTTTGAAAAAACCTAGTTTTATCAACTGGAAAACGATATTGTTTTTGATAAGGATCTGCACTTCTTCCTTTTATCTTGTCATCTATTACAAGCTCTTGTGTACCACTGCTATTATATTCAGCTTTTATTTGTAAATTAACCTCTAGTCCCTCAATATCTCCATTATCTTTTAAAAGCTGTAGGGATGGGAAAGTTATAGTTACTCCAACAGCATGAATAAGATGATTTGTTATTTGTTGCTCTCTAGGATTATTTTTCGCAACTTTACTATTAACACCAACCACGCTTCTGCTACTTGAAATATCAGGAATAAGTGGTTGTGTTGCTAGTCCTGTTCTTAAATCAAATCTTACATTAGTAAAATTAAAATCCGTTTCATTTGGAGCAGTATTACTGTTAGGAACAAAACTAGCTTTAAGGATTGGAGTGTCATCAAGAAAAATATCTTTTAAACTTTGATATAAATAATCAGCAGTTCCTAATGTTTGTCCTTCTTTAGATGGAGTTGAAAATCCTTCTATTTCACCTTCAGATAATAAATCTAATATATTCGCAAACTGCCTTGAATTTAAATTGTCAGGTGCTCTCTCAGGAGTTCTATTGCGATTACCACCTTTAGCTCCTCGAATAATTTTCTTCATACTGTCACCTGATCTGTATCAATACCAGCAGATATAACTATTGAACCTGTCATTACCTCTCCGTAAACGATAGGTAAAGCAGTTCCAGCCCTACTTGTATTTTGTAAACCTGAAAAAGAATATGTAACTCTAGGATCATCTTCAGGTTCTGTAGGAGTTTCTAATGGGAATAATAAGTTTGATACACCACTTAGGACTAAAGAAGCGCCAATACCAAAAGCAATCTTCGCTCCAAAACCAATTTCTGCGCCAGCAGCAAGTGACATAGGATTTGCAAAAAACCCTCCAAAACCAAAAGAAAAAGCTATTAAAAGACCACCAAGCACAATTTTACCTACATCACCCCTTCCAGCTATGACAGGTATAAAATGTATATCGTTCTGACCTAATGGATAATCAAGTTCATTCTCATCTATTGCATAGTTACCAATTTTCACTTGATAAAACTGTGGATTCATATATTGTTCAATTCCCTCAAAATTATTTACTAAAAAACTTACTGCATCTTTGATGGTTGTTAGTTGTACGTCAAATTCTTTAACCCCAACAAATTCAGCTAGTTTCCCATATAATTTTAATTTACGATTCATAGCGATACCTCTTACCTGTACATTTAAATAACCATTCGGAATATGGTTCCTTACAAGATAGTCTATCGGTTAAATGATGAATTACCTCCCCATCAAAAAATAAAGCAACATGATTTAAATATGGACATAATATTGACATTAATAATACGTCACCATTTTGCAATCTTTCGTCATTTCTTAATTCACGAAAACCTGTTTCTTCAGCATAATATTCAAAAAGTGGTTTTTCGTAAAATTCTTCTGGGGTTATAGGTCGTTCATAATCTTTTAGTTCAATGTTTTTAATTTCTTTATACCAATCTCTTACTAAGGCCCAGCAATCTGTAACACCCCAAACCCATTGACGGCCAAGTAATGGAGCTTTATAGCCTGTTGGCTGACAAAAACCCCATTGCTCAGTATTTGGATTTACAATATGCCATTGCAATCCACTTTCTTCGCAACTTATAAGATCAGCTTGGCTTGGTATTGGGGGGTGATGAGGATGGCTATGAACTACAGCCGTAATAGTTCCAAGATTATCTGCTTTAACATAATCCTCTGGATCTAAAATAAAACACTGTTGAGATGTCATGGATAAATTACGACAAGGATAATATCTTTCCTTACCTTTTATGTTTAATAAAAGTCCTACAGATTCCTTAGGACTTTCTTTCTTTGCATGAGATAAAGCTTCAGTTTTCCAATTCATTGAACAAAAGTACCTATAGATGGAAATAATTTTCTATTGCAAAATCTTTTTGGTGCTACAACCCCAGCCATATCAAAAACAGCAGCAAGTTCAAACTCTACTATTTCTCTATTTTCTTGTGACTTGCGATCAACAGTATAAACTTCTCTTGGAAACTCTGCTGTAGGATCAGGAGTACCAAACGGATTTATACCACCTGTAAAATTTGCAGCATCAAGAAATTTAGCTAGTGTTCTTACTCTCGTAACTGTAGCTCCTGTTAAATCATTGCCAGGGTTTATCTCATTTATTGCAGTTAAAATCGCTGATATTAATAATGTTGCATTACTTATAGTTATTTTTGGTCTTGGCAGTTTTCCTCTTTGAAAAGCAAAACCAGATGCTTGAATTGGAATCCTAAAATAATTTTTAGTTTGCCAAATAACCTCACCATTATTATTCATACTTGTACCATTATGAAAACGATATATATTTGTTTCTCCACTAGGAGAAGTATTTGTGCCATGTAGAGAAGCACTCAACTCCAATATAAAAAGCTCAATAATTGATGATGGATTTACATTTTGTAAATCACTTACGACAAGCGCACTAGTCATGGTTCAAAAACTTGTGTGAAAGTTGCTTTTATATCAGCTAAATTTCCATAATTCATAGTTTTTGTCCATTCTTGACATTTAAATTGTTTAGCGCCTGATTTAACCACAGTGCAATCATCTCCTACTATTGTAAATACTGTTGAAGAATTAATTCTTAACGTAAATGTATTTATAGTTGGAGTTGTAAGAACTGTAAAATTTCCATTAAAACCAACAACTGCTGATCCAGCTTCAAAAGCCATATTAACTACATCTCCAACAACAAGACCGTGATTGGCAATAGTAACTGTGACAATATTATTTACACTATTAATAGTGCCAACATCATAAGTTCCTGTTTTTGAAAATCCTTCATTTGGAGGACTATAGGTAAAACTCGCACCATCTATAACTCTAGAATCAAGAAAACTTTCTATTACATCAGCTTCTAATTCAGTAATATTAAGCCACTGTAAATTATAAATTTTAGGATTTTGATTTTGTGCGAGGCCAAACGTAAATCTTTTTTCATAGCCATCAGCAAATTTTATTGTCCTTACATTTGGCTTTGATTGTTTTGCTAAGGAATAACTTGGTTCAATAGAAGGGAAAGTTGCCATTATCTCAATAATCCTCCTGGCCTTTGTTGTTCGACTATTTCAGACTGTACCGCCATTGCAATCATACGACCAAGCTGTCTACCTTGCATTTCATCACCTTGTATTGAAGTTCCAGTAGCATCTACATTTACAGTAATATTACCACCGCTGCCACCTTGAGCAATAACGCCAAGCTTTCCACCACGACCACGTTTCAGCGGCATGATTGCTTCCGGGCCAGCTTCTCCCATGATGCCAAGTTGAGATCCTCCGTATTTGAACATTGTTGGTGAGTTAACAACTCCTCCTTTGCGATATGGCACGATTCCATTTTTAGCAAAAGCATTACCGTTAGCGTTATTCAAAAATGGAAAAAGACCCATAATAGGTTGTATTATTGTTTGACGTATAACTATTCTTGCCATATCAGCCAATATTGATCTTGTTAAATCAGAAAAATTAAGTTTACCTGTCATTACAAACTTAACAAGGGCATCTTCCATTCCTTGGAATGCTTTAGCAACAGCATCACCAGTTTCTTCTGCAAAACTCTTGATTGTATCGAAATATTTTTGTGCGCCTTGTGCAATACCACCTAGCTCTTTGTCTCCATCTCCTGTTCCATCTCCTGTTCCATCTCCTGTTCCAGTTCCATCATCAGATGGATTTTGTTCATAAAAAGTAGTTAAGTTAGCTAAAGCCGTATTCCTTTGTTGTAAGGCACGATCAAGAGTTTTACCTTTTTGTCCTCTTCTAATCATTCTTGTAACTTTTTCATTAGCTTTTCTAAAAATATCCTCTAGATTTTTTTGTTGATTTTCTTTTCCAATACCAAAAAATCTTTTCAAAGCCGTTATTGCTTTATTTATATCTTCAACAATAGAAGAAAATACTTCTTGAAATTTAGCTCCTACCGGTAAAAGAAGTCCACCAATATTATCTTTTAATTCTGACATCGCGGTTTTTAATCTATCTCCGGCAGCTTCTGGGCCTTTTGCAAGAATTTTTGCATTTTCTCCATATGTTGAAAATAGTTTCTTTGCAAACTTCATAAAGTCATCAAGAGTGACCTTGCCTTGCTCTAATGCTTTGTCTAATTCTGCTGGAGTCATATCCATAGATTCAGCAAATAAAGTAAACGCACCGGGGAGTCTCTCACCCAATTGTTGTCTCAATTCTTCGGCTGATACTTTGCCTTTTGAGAACACCTGGCTAGTTGCTCGCATGGCCGCTTTCATGTCCTCAAGATTTCCACCTGTACCTCTAATACCAGCAGCAATCGCAGCAAATACCTCTTCTGCATCAGATACTGATTGTCCAGCACCAACAACAGAAGCTGTTAAAGATGTAAATTGTCTTGTAATAACATCCTGTGGTATTGCTAATTCTCTTGATGTTTTTAGTAGAAACTTTTGTGATTTATTAAATTGTCCTGTATCACCAATAACCAATTTAAGTGCTTTTCTCTGTAAACCAAGTGCAGCAGAATATTCAGCTAAAGCTGATATTTGTTGTCTAACCATCCCAACTTGTGCGCCAATTGCAGCACCAACAGCAGCACCAGCAGGACCTCCAACTTTAAGACCAATTGCACCACCAACAGCACCTTCTGCCCCTCCAAAAATACCACCAGCAGCAATAGCTCCAGCACCTTTGGCAAGACCTTTTAATCTACCTTTTAATCCACCAGCGCCACCGCCAGCAGATGCTTGTTTCATCTTTTGATCTAATAATGCTATATCTCTTGTTAATTGCTTAAATTCTTGTCCAGTAATATCTGCCATATTACGCAAACCTTGCAAAGCAATCTTTTGCTGTTGCATACTGTTAATACTGGTTCCAGTTGCTTGATTAACAGCTAGTAATTGTGTTTTTACTTGTTGTAATTGTTTACTACTTAAACTACCAAAATTCTTTTTTAAACTGCCAACTTCTCTTCCTAACTGTCTGAATGCTTTCTTAACTTTAGCATCTTCAAAAGTTTTAAATTGTATACCAACTACTGTTACTGTATCTGCCATTTTATTTACTTTCCTTATTTAGTTCTTTCAAGGCAGTAGCTTCCATAATTTGGATCTCTTCTAAGATTTTAGACCTTTCTGTAATATTGTAAAGGTCAAACATACCTCCTTGCATAAGAAGTATCTCATACTTTAATCCTACTAAACCACCAAAAGAAGTACTCCATTGTGTCTGCATATTACAGAAAAGCATTACAGCATCCCAATTATCTTGTAATACTTCAAAATCTTCTTCTTTTTTTTCTTGTTTTGGCAGTTCTAAACCAAATGCCTTTGCGTCATCATGCGTTTGGTCAATTACTTCTTTTCCTGTACCTAACCAATGGTGAACTGCCTCTTTTAGTTTTTTACTTTTTCATCAAGCAATGATGCAGTATAAGAACTAGATACTGCTTTTAACCAATAAGAGTCCTCCATCATATCTTTTAGGTTTTGGTTAGTAAAAGGGATATCTTGACCATCTTCTTCTTTCATATTTTCCCATCCAACAAGCATCATTTTCATCATTTCAAATTCTGTTTTTTCTTCTATTGCTTTTTGATACTCACTAACTTTTAATCTTTTAAAAACAGCAATAAACTCACTTTCCTCAAAAACTCCAGCATCAGTAGCGCTTGGTTCGCGAACAACAACAGGCCATTTAAATGTTTTGTCCTTTTTTCTTACAAAAGCCATAAAGTGTAGAAATAAATATACTTCTACACTCTAGCGGTAAAGTCAACAATAGTTAAGTGTAGATAAGAGAAAATTCATTATTACCAGTAGTACTTGGAACTAATGTATATGGAATTTCTAAACTAGCAATGCCATCAATATCGCCATAATTTACATCTCCAATATCAACTTTAGTTGATGTGAATTGAACAATGTTTCCAGCAGCAGTTCCGTGAGTAAATTGCAAATTACCTAATGAAGTATCTGTAAGAGCAGCAGCAAAGAAATCTTTCTGTGCAAGAGTAGGAGCTTCAATAGTCACAGAGCCAGAAGCCTGTCTATCTACTAAAAGAACTTGCTTAGTACCTCCTACCAATTCTTGATAAACTAACTCATTGCCGAGGTCAAAATTAAAAGATTGCAATGCACCAGCGTATGACAATAATTGAAAAGCTGATGTATTACCATTTTTAAATATAAGTGGCTCATCCTGATTACCATATGAAACTGTTGGTAAAGCAGTATCAGTTGGGGCATTGTATATTCCCTGCATAGTAAAGTTTAATACCGGGATTTGACCTACCTCAGCTGACAATTCTACAGTTCCTCTTGCCCCGGTAACTATATGCCTTACCCCATCGATATTGTAGTGTATAGTTACTGAAGGAAAAGAAGCAGAAAGCGGAGTGTAAGTAACAGTATCATTACCTCCACTGCTATCAGCATCTGTAATAGCCTCTGCCATTCCACACGCTTTAAGGGCGCTTGAGTACCTAGGCGCTGTTCCGGCTGTTCCAGATCCTGCAAGTTCGACCGAAAATGTACATTCAACTCTTGTATTTGCAAGAAGTTGCTCAGAAGCTCCTAAATAAGGTCTTATCAGTTCTCTACTTACAACATCGCTTGATTGTGGTGTTATAGACAAATCTCTTACAAGAACAGCATCAGCAGCGGCAGGTGTTGGATCAGTTGCATAGCTAGATTCTAGTTCAATGAGAATTACTCTTTTTCTTGTGAGTAGTGCCATCAGTTTTTACCTCGTTGGTGTCTCGAAATCATTAGTGTTAGATAAGAGTGCCTTTCTTACCTTAGTATTCATTATTAATCATAATGCTTAAGGGTTGTTAGGGTTCATATTTTACAGTAACTATGTAGTCAAACTGTTATATCCAGTTCGATATTCAATATCAAACTCACAAGATATAACACCTGCTGGTTGATCTGCCTCTAATATTTCAAAAGAGGTTGTTGATGGACGTATATCGAGAGCTAGACCATTTACGGTAGGATCGTTTAAAACTTTTGTATGTAAACTCTCAATTGTTGGATCTGCAATATTATCAGGTATAGATCCCCTTACAATGACAGATACTCTTATTTTAAATTCCCATTTAATTTTATTATTAAAACTTTGCGTATCTTGAGGAGTATCACTTATTGGTTCTATTATTATTGCTGGAGTTTCTGATCTTGTAATTGCCTCAACTCTAGATCTGTAAATTCTATTACCAACGCCTGTAGTTCCATTAAGATTAGTTTTAATTTGAGCTAAAATTTGCTCTCTTTTTGTTGCCATATCACACCTTGTTTAATGATATTTTACATAAAGTTCCATCATCTATTTTTCTAACATTTCTCACTTTATAATCACTATTGTCAATACTGATTTGTGCATCAAAAGCTAAGGAACCTAATTCACTATTCTTTGCTATTAATTCATAATCAGTAGTAAGAACAACTCCATCAGCTATAAGTTCATCAGGCTGTTCCAAAATTCCTTTATAATTTGCACCACCACTTACAACAGAATTTCCAAAATCTGAGAAGAAAATATCTATGTTTTCAGTGAGTGGCATAAGAAAAAAGCCCTCTATATGAGGGCTATATATTTAGCTATATTTTTTAACGCCAACTAAGTTGATGCTAAAAGTAAATGTTGGTGATGAACCACCGATTGTTTGCACAATTTTTATATAACGCTTAGAAGTATCTTTGTTAATTACAAGTGTTTGCATTGAAGCAGAACCTGTAACTTGTGTAAAAGTAGCTCCTGAGAGGTCTGTGTAAGTACCACCACTTGCGTCAGATTCAGTTAACTTAACGTCTAATGTTGGACTAGAACCACCACCAGCAGCAGAATCTAAGATAAGCAATATATCTCCATCAAATTCGAGAAGATCTATAGCACTAGATGTAGCCGTAGCGGTAACAGCAGCAGTCGCAACACCAGCAGTAATTGTTAATTTGTCTAAGTTTTGCTGTAAAACAGACATTTTAAGATTCCTCCTGTGTAGAAATAAACTGTTCTAATTTTGCAATTAGTTCAGTTTTGGTTTGTCTTTTATCGAGTTCTATTCCAATCTCACGACCATAAGTTTCTAATTGAGCTTTTGTCATTTGAGAAAAGTCAACTTCGTCACTATCGGTAGGCTCTGACTCGTCAACTGGGTCTGTACTGGCAGTAGGTGCTTCACAAGCTTCAACAGCTAATTCAGCTTTACCAATAGCTACCAAATACTCACCATTTTGCTCATCAAGATCAACAATAGAGCCAGCACTCGTTGGAGTGCCAGCTATCATTGTTGCTCGTAGCAATTTAACCTTCATATTATGTTCCGAAGCAGAACGCGCCAGGTTGCTTAACTGCGAAATCAACGTCTTGTAATGCAATGATTCTTACACTACCAGCAGTTGCATTTGCGTATGGATCTACTGTTAGATCTAAACCTGACCACATACCAATAACAAACTGTGAGAAGTCTCCAAAGAGAACATCGTTATTTGCTAACTGGTTAGAAACAATAGCTGGATAGCCGTTAATTTCATTATTCTCAAATACGAACTGCGCTGTGTTTGTAGCCTTTTCTGTTGACTTCAAAGCACCTCTAGCAGAAGCATTGATTAGGTAGAACATATTAGCTACATCAGCGTTAGCTGCTGCAACGTCTGTTTCCATACCGATGTACTCAGCAAAAGTACCAAATGTAGTAATTGTTTGTGTACCTACACCTGTTGTGTCTTTAATACCAAGTGGCTCGTTAGAACTACCAGAACCGTAAATTGCTGCGTTATCTAGCTTTGTGGCGATTACCTTAGCTATATCATCCCGAATCATAGCTTCAACATCTATAGAAGATTGAAGAAGTAATCTGCGAGAGTAGTCAACAAATGCTCCAACCGTCTTAGGTGTCATGTTGACCTGATCAAACGCCTGTTGACTTTCAGTTGGAGATCCAGATTCACCCACGAAATACGCAGTCGATGTAGATGTCATCCTGGGTATACTCACGTTACCTGACAATCCGGTCAACATTGTTGGGTTAGTTGCCATCACAGCCATTCTCTTTCTAAGAATGTCAATGAATGAACCTGCAAGCAACTCTGTAGGAACTAAGTTACCACCAGCAGTTGCTGTGCCTACATTCAAGTCTCTTTTTAAGACTTCGTTAGGAACAAGAATACCGTTTGCTGGCTTCTCATATTTCTTAGAAGCTGCATCAGATACTTCTCTCTCGAAAGCTGCCGCTTCTTGTGCAGCGCGATCTGTTGGGTTTGCTAGAGCGTTTAATGCTCTTAAGAAAGAAAATCTCTTAATTTCTTTTTGGTCTAAGCCAACTTCGTTTTGTGTCATGTCTGTTGAACGAATGGGTGTATTACGAACCTCTGCCTTGTTTTTAACAAGATCGAGGATTGCTGCTTTAGCCTCTTCGGGAGTTTTATTTCCCTTTATAAGTGTGTCAGCAAGCTCTTCTGCTCCATACTTTCCAAACTCACGACATAACGAAGTGATTGATGCTGTACGAGCATTGTTTTCATCAATAGCACGTTGAATTTCGGCTTTGATGTCGATTTCAACGGATTTCTCCGCTTCAACCGCAGTTTCTTTAGTTGATTCTTCCATAGTACGAACCGAGGGTGATGCGGATACTTCCGCAGAATTTATCTCCTCACGAGGAGACTTATCTTCTATATTAATACTATTACCTTGTGAGGGTTCTATCAAACTTCTTCCTATTCCGATTGTCGGATCCGCCGGAACAGTTACAACGCTTAATTCATGTACAGACCAGTTGGTTGCCCTCATCCCATCTTCCATTTCCTCCATATCATTTATTTGATATCCAAAAGAAATACCACGTAAAATACCATCCTTAACGTCTTCTAAGACTTCAGAAGCAAACTTATTCCGAGAGAAACGAATCTTGGCATAACCGCGTTTAGTGGTAGGATCAATTTTCGCACTTTCCACTACCCCTATAGGTTTGTTCATATCGTGATTGAAGAGAACTGCACCACCATCATTAAGTCGAGATAAATCTGCTGCACCTTCATCGTGGCTTAACACTTCGTTACCAAAATACCTCTTAACAGGATATTCCGAGCTAAATGGAAACTCAAATGTGCGTGATTTCACATTTTTGAAGTCCGTAACCTCTTTACGCTCAAATTTATCTCCTGTCTCAATCGTTCTAATATCGGCAATTTTTGTAAGTGCCGAAAATCGATGACCTGCGTAGATGTCAGTAGACTCACCGTTCCTATATACCTGTATCAAAGCCGCAGGGTCATCTGCTGTTCCATTTATCACAAAAGAACTGCTAGGAACATCAATTTTTCCATCGCGTTCAATTTTTGTAATTTTACCCCTAGCTCGACCTCCGCTAGCGTTCCAAGAGACAAAGTCACCTGTTTTTAAAGCATCTGGCTCTGCTCTTTCTACCTTTTGAATTTCTTCAGTCATAGTTTTTTCATTGGTGGCTGGTTCAAATTTAATAGGATCGAATTCGTTGTCTTCGAGCCAATCTATAGCCTGAGATGATGAATACTGAGTTAGCCTAAATCGTATTGATTGAAGCTCTGCTCCCTCTTCATTATCCTTTATACCAAAAATATAGTCTATACCCTCGCCTCTTTCATCATTTGACCGTCTAAATGTATCAAATTGGTCTGAATTTACGATTGTTGCTGCGTGTTCATTTGGATATGGCCTTGCTAATTCAATTACATCTGCTCTTTCTCTAGCCTTTTTTATAGCAGCGGCTTTGCCTCTGCTCCAAGAGAATCCAGCGTCACCTCCCCAAGCCGCCCAGGCCACTCTTCCTTTTGATGGGAATCCTTTTTCTCCCTTTCTAAAACCTTCTGCTTTTTTATCAACTTCATGGCGGCTAAAAAAACTAAACATACGCACTACAACGTCCGCAGATAGTTCTCCTCCGTTAATTATTTGACTAGCTCTTACTGCTGCTACTTGCGTACCACCAGCTTTACCTTCCTCTTTCCACGCCTTATATCTTTTAGCCTCAGTAACCATTCCTTGCGTTGGTTTGAGGTTAATTTCTGTGCCGCTTACATTTGCCATAATTAACTAGACTTTTTTCGTTTTCTAGATCTTGCTGGGGGTTGTGTTTCGTTTGGAGATAAATCAAGAGATAGCTGACCCATCTCAACTTCTAAATCAAGATCTTTATCCAATGTTACACCTAATGACTGTGCAACATCTTGTTCTCTTGCTATCTCAGAAACAATGTCATCATAGTCTCCTCCATTAGTCTGTGCTATGACTTGCGACTTGGTCATATAACCAGCCTGTTCTGCCTCTCTATAAGCTTTTATTTCTTTAAGTGGATCAACATAATGTTGTGCTGGTGGTGTCCACCTTGGCTTGCAATATCTTTTTGAATTAGAAGCATAATCAGAAAAATCTATAACACCAGATAAGACTGCAAGATCTAACCACTCTTTAAATACACGATAGTGAAAATTATCAATTATGTATTTCTGACAGAACTTCCAATGTTCTCTATCCTCCAACAAACTCAATCTTGAACTTGAATAGTTAGTTTCCGAAAAATCTTTACTAATAGTTTCAAAGCTGACTCCTATTCCAGTTGCAAAACGCCTAATTTTGTTTTTTACAAACATTTCATATTGCTGACTTGGATAATCAATGTCAGGAACAGTAACAGATTCATTAGGCATAAGATACCTAAATGTACCCGGCTCAAAAGATTGTATCCTTTGTGCGTTTTGTACATCATCTCCAATTAGCTCTCCCTGGTCATTTTGTATGAAGCCCATTATGCTCGCTCCTGCCCTGGCGCGAATTACTGCTGCTTCTTCGTAACCTTGCAATTGGTGCATATCAGCCATAACACTATGAAACCAAGGCACACCTCTGTTTTGGCCAGGTCTTTCTGGTAAGAATAAATGAATAATATCTTCTGCTGGTATAAAAATATGTAGCTTTCGGTTTGCAGAATAATCTAGATAATAAGCGTCACCAGGATGCTTAGTAAGTATCGCATAGCGTAAAGCTCTACCCCATTCATCTACCTCAACACCATTTCGCCATTCGTTATTTTTATTAAGTGTTTTGCCATCATATTCCTCGTCAAGCAAATCACTCTCAATCATTTGTAAAGCAAGTGGTACTTCAGAATTACCAAATGGTTTTCTAACAATTCTAAATATTGCTTCTCCTGATTCGCATAATGCACCAGCAGCTAACCACTCAAATTGATGAAAGGAATATTTACCTGCACAATCACAACTATCTGCTTGTGTCCAATCCGTCCATGCTTCCTCAATAATATTGTTTACTCTTTGATCTCTTTTTCCACCTCTCTGTTGCGTAACGAGAGATTGAAACTTCATACCTGTACCAACAATATTTATTTGTGTTGTACGCTTTGCTTGTCTAGCATAAGGATTGTTTCTTACAAGTTCTCTTGATCTATCTCTTAGCTTACGCAAACTATTCCTTATTTCGGCATCGGCACTTAACTGGCTACTCATCCAATCAGAAGTAAGCCTAGAGACTAATGCTCCTTGGTATGCACGAAGATTTTTTAAAGGATTAGCATTTCTTCCAAAACCCAAAACACGCTTTACTGCTGTGCTGATATTTGATCTGATTCCCATTAAATTGCTCCGTTAAAACGTACAAAAGTTGCTCTTGGATTGCCAAGACCATTAGCAATCATTTCTGCTTGTTTCTCTCTAACAAGCTCTGCTTTATATCTACTTTCAAGCATAAGTAATTCTTTTAATTCATATTTCTTTGCTGACCTAGTTCCAATCTTATATTCTTGTACAACTCCACCACTAATAATTGTTCTGATAGCTTCTTGTATTGCTTCTAAGTCTTTTTCAACTTGTGATCTCCCATCATAGCTACTAGCAGTGGTTGAATACTCTAGTGATTTTAAAACTTTAAAACTACCAGAATATATAGTTTGTTTCTCAGCACCTGACTTGCTAGCAACTGCTTGATAAAACCAATTACCTGCTATGAAATTAGCAGTGACATTACTAGCAATTGTAAATTTAAAACCATCATTGTAAGCAGCACTATTAACAGTTGCACCAATAGCACCTACTTTTGTTCTTAAGTAATAAACAACCGACCAATCTGGACTGCTTATAGAGTTTCCGTAATAATCTTGACTTGCTGGAATGTTCCATTGAATAAAATCCCCTGCTCGTATGCTTTGTGGAAAGGCCATTTTTTTACCAATTAGAGATAAAATTCGGCTTTTTAGCCGATTTAGTTTGATTTAATCTTATCTTAGCCTCCTTAAGAGGCTTTTTATCTTCAAATCTCTTAGCAAATTGGTCATATATGGTTTTTCTGTCATATTTTTGCAATAATCTTTGAAAACTAGCATATGCATATACCATTTCGTCTAATGCTTCATTAGCTTGATTCTTTTTCTTAACCCAAACACGTTCTTGATATCCATTTTTGTATTTTAATATTTGTCGCTCTGCTGTTAGTTCTTCAAAATATGCTGGAGTTGTTGTTGGATAAAAATGTATATATCCATGACCTATTTCAGCATCTTTTAATTTGTTATGTAAAGTAGTTTTAATAATATCAACCCCAACTGGATATAAGCTTAATCCTCTCTTTAAAACCTTCCCTCTAAAATTAATATCTACTTTAGAAATCTTTCCTAATGGAGGTTTACCTTTTATACCTATACCTTTAATACCTATTAATCCTAATTGTTCTCTTTCTCTTACATACTGATAAGTTTCCTGTGTATAGTGACCACCAGTATCAATAGCTGCTGTATCAATTTTAAGTTCTTTACCATCTTCATTTTTATATTTACTTAATAAAACCTCATCTAACTGTTTCCATAAATCTCCCCTAGCAGGTGAACCATATATAACTTTTCTATCAACTAAATACATTTCCTCATTACGCCCAAAACCAATAACTGACATACTTAACCTGTCATCCTGTACGTCAATACCTAACGTAAGTATCAATACTTCTCTTGGTGGTATACCTTCTTTATATGTTTCTTCTGCCGCACGTTTTGATAAACCTTCTGCACTAGCTTTTGTATGATATTCATCCTCATAAACCTCACCACAAGTTACGTTCACAAAAGTTTTTAATTGTTCTTGATCGTCCTTACAAGCAAGAAACTCTTCCATCAAATTTTGCCAACTTGCATTCGGTGAATAAGAATATGCAGCCCATATATGAAATCCAGCGTGTTTACCATTAAAAGGTGCTGTAGCTCGCCACTCACCACGTTCAATCATCCATCTTTTTTTTGAGTGCGGAATATGATAATTACACTTTTCACACTTGTATATTGTTGTACTTGGATCATTTTCAAAACACTCGAAATTAGCCCATCTTAAATACTGCATATGATTGCATTTAGGATTAGGACATGGAACATAATAACGGCGCTGATCTGTTTGATTAAATAATTTTTCTATTCGACTAAAATCTTTAACTGTAGGAGTAGAACCGGCAACAATTTTTCTATTTGCAAAAAACTCTGTACGTTTTATTCCAAGCTTGATTTGATCACCCTCAGTTCCGGCAGAGGCAGGGTAGCCATCTGTCTCATCAAACAAGACTATACGTCTAGACACTCTTCTAAATCCTCTAGGTGAATTAGCACCAACAAGAGTTAAGTTACCGCCAGGAAATAATTTTTGTAGAAGTGTATTTTGTCCGTCTTTTGCTTTTGCATCACTAACTAATCCTTGCAAACATTTTGTATCCCGAAGCATCGGAGCAATCTCTTCCTTAGAATATCCAGTAGCATCTTCAATTGTCGGTTGTACGATCATTATTGGACAAGGGTCATTATGTATGTGATAAGCAATAATGTGATTTAAAATTTTAGAATATCCAACTCTTGCTGATTTCATTACTGATATTTGTTCGATATTAGGATCAGTCACTGCATCCATAATTCCTTTTTGATATGGCAACGTGCGCCATCTACCACCCTCAGCAGAACTTTCAACAGAAAGATATGCATATTCGTCCGCCCATTCGCTAAGAGTGAGTTTTTTTGGTGGTAAGAATGCTGCGTATGCTTGTTTTTGTAAATCAAAAATACTCGTCATGCAACTGATAATTCTTCTAAAGCTTCTCGGATAATGTCATCAATACAACTAACAGCGCTGTTATCTAAATCAGGTAATCTTTGTTGTGCCTTTGATGGAACACCTAACATTTTGTTTCTGGTGTTTGTAATTATTTTTTGCCAAGCATTATTAACTTCTTCTACTGGGACAAGACTTTTTTCTTTTTCTTGACGTTCTAACTCTAATAACTCTGCTTTTAAATGTTCTGTTCTTGCTTTACTTTCAACATATTCTGGATATTCCGTTTTTGATTGTGAAGATTTATATATTTTATGTTCAATTTTTTTAGTTAGTTTAGGCTCACTTCTTCTCGCCCACTCATCTTTCATCGTATCTGAGTTAATTACAATCTTGCCTTGATTATCTTTAATAGCCGTTAGTCTGCCTTGTTTTATAGCCATATACACAGCTTGGATAGTAACTCCCATCTGCTCTGCTGCTTCTTTTCTGGTAATTAATGCCATAGAACTGTAAATGTTTTTATTTACAATAGCGTAAATGTAAATATATGGTATAATACCGCATTTTTACTACGGTTTGAGTAAATACCACACATCTAATATAGCGCAAATGTAAATACTGTAAATTTTCCGTGCCTAGATATATTTTGCGATCTGAAAAACAT